AATGGTTTATCAAGAAATGTTAATTATTATTGGGTGGCAGGTCTTTAATCTTAACAGTTTATTAAAAGTTATTAATTGTTTATATTATACCAAATACATTGTAAAGATATTTACTAGTGTATAAAGTTTAATATGTCAAATTCAGGTAGTTTTGCAACGATGTCATTTGTTATTCCATCTTTTCTTTTGGAGAATGGCACATATTCACCAGTAACTGGAGTAACACAAAATTTTTTAAATTTTTACGACTCAGGATTATATTCTAATGATAACACAACATTAGGTCAAACACCCACATATCCATATACAGGAAATACCGAATTTACTTATTTAGGTATTGGAGGTAGTAGGATTGATGAATTAAAGAAATACGGATCCACGGGGTATACCCAAACATTAACCTCTGGTTCATCATCAGACGGTGTAGGTTTTACGGGTTACACATTATCACATGTTGGGTCAACTGTCACTGGAACGTTGCAATATAGGGATTATGCGGACGGTTATACCATGGTTACGGGAAATACCACAGGATTTACAAAAGAAGAAGTATTCGATGCCATATTAACTAGAAATGAACATTTCTTAGGTTTTGTGGAACAACCAACCGTTTATTCGGATGTTTTTGTTGAAAGGGGAAAACAGGGAGTTATGGAAGTGAACCTAAGATTGGGTGAAGTTGATAATATGGGAGAACTTGGTGTGTATGGAGGAGGATTTTTTAAAGTAAAAAAACAATAAGATTTATATTTATTAATAAAAAAAGATGGCAGTAGGATCATATGGTATTGTAAGACCCGCAGACGTATCACCAGAGGACGTAGAGATATTTTATCACTACACTTCAGGTAGAACGACTACGGCACCCGTAACACTTACAAAATTAAATGCAGAGGATATTTTGACACCTATATATCATAATGCAAATACAACAGATGAGGTTGATGCTCAGAATACTGAAATATTGGGTGGATTGTATAATTTAAAATTAAAAGCTGAAAATTTTTCAGAACTTGGGATTTATACATTACATCTTAGACCAAAACAAATTAGAACCTCAATAACGGATTGTGGAGTTTTAGCTTCATTACCTTCAGTAAGAGGATTAGTTATTGATTTAAATAACGTACCATCGGCATATAGAAATAGATTTACACCACAGGGATTAGTTGGATATAGAATTGAATATATTGATAATTTAAATAAAAAGATACCAAATTTTTATAGAGTAGTAACATCATCTTTTTATTGTTTACCAATTGTTTCTAATTTATCTAACTCAACAGATAAAGCAATTAGATATCAATATACTGACCAAACGTCAAACCTTATTTTTTTAACCATAACACCATCCTCATCACCATCAAGTAGACCTAATGTGGTTCCTTTTATTGGACAACCAGGACAAAATATTATTTTAACAAATACATTTTTTAATCCAACAACAATAGAGATTGATATGGTTCAACATGATGCAAGTACATTAGCACATGCATTATATGGTAATCAAACTAAAGCGATTACTCCTGGTATCTACACAATCTATGATGAGACAAATAACATTTATAAACAATATAACTTGTATGAAGTTAAAGACGAATTCAATGAAACAATGTATGAGGTTAGAGAGGAGAGAGATATCATTGATGAGACATTAGACTTTAACAATATTACTGAATAATGGCAAAATTTACAAAGGTACCTAGTCAAGCGGCAAATGGTTTACAAACATTTAGTGATAGTTTAGTCGGTGTACAAATTACCGACGGTAGTAGTCAGCTTACTAATACCAACTTTGCTATTGATAGAGTTATACCTGAAAGAGATAATAAAGATTTTAAAACCGAACCATTTTCAGATTTTTTAACTTTAGATTCTTTAAAAGAAGAGGTATCAGATAGAAGTGAAAAAATTAAATTTAAAGGTGGAATAGATGATGCAGGTAAATCTTTATTTGGTTCATTAAAAGAAAGACTAAGAGTTTCGATTTCAAAAATCATTAAAAAATTCCCATCCGCTTTATATGTTGACCCAACAACACCAGTTAGAATTTCAGATTACACAGCACAAAATATAGTTTACGATTCAGTATCAAAAACAACACAATTTGAAATTGAGAAATCGGGAGTTTATAATCCATTTGACATAGTAATTATTGAACCACAGAGTGTTGCAATAAGTGATGGTGATAATAGTTTTAGGAATTTTTATTCAACATTTAAAAAATATGTAATTGATTATAATGGGGAAACATATGACATAATAAATTATGTTGAACCAACCTCAAATACAAATATCATTTTAAAAGTCAATGGTAAACCATTTGGAAATAATTCAGGAATTACAGATAGTTTTTTAATAAGACCCAATAATGGACTTACTGAAGAGTTTTTTAATAATTTAGATGATTTAGAAGAATTATTACTTAATAGAGAAACCAACCCAAAATATGAGGCGAGTTTTAAAGTACCAAGAGATAATACTGAAAACACGGCCGAAGATATTGTAAGTATTGAAATATCTTGGCCATTGGCGATAGATGGGTGGAATTTACAAACAATTGGTTTAGATTATGATGATTACATCTCAAAACTAAGTGATGTTGCGGATGAAATCGACGATTATAAATCTAATTTAGTTGTTAGATTTTTAGCAGCACCTCAGTTATTTGAATTTGATACGAATGATAAAAAGGCTGAGACCATTTTTCAGTTATATGGACAAAGTTTTGATAGGGTAAAAAAATACATAGATAACATTGCATTCATGAGACATGTAAGTTATGATAGTATAAACAATGTTCCTGATTTATTATTAAAAAATCTTTCACAAACATTAGGATTAAACACTGCAAAATTATTTAACGAGGTAAGTTTTGAGGATACATTATACACTAGACAAGATAGTATGTATTCAGGATTATCTATCGGTAAAACATTGGTAGATGCGGAACATGAATTTTATAGAAGATTATTAGTTAATTTAGCTCACATTTATAAATCAAAAGGAACAAGAAACTCAATAGAATTTTTTCTAAAATTTTTAGGTGCTCCTGAACCAATGATTAAAATTAATGAATATGTTTATAATGTTAAACATAAATTACATGCAGGTGCACAAGATGATTTAGATAGTTTAATAAGAGGAACAAAAATAAATACCGTAATAACGGGAGCAACTTCCACAGGAACAACATTTACAAATATTGCAGGAGGAACACAAACGGGTTATGTTTTTAATACCGGTTCAATTACAGGGTTTACAAATTTAACAAGAAGTGAATATCCTGTTGATGATGATGGATTACCAAGAAAAATAACAAACACAAGTGAAGATATATTTTTCCAAAAAGGAGCTGGTTGGTATGATTTAACTTTAGACCATAGGTCTTCAGATGTAATTGATGAGAGTAAATCTAGTGGAACTACAATTAACGGTGAATACGTACTAACAGGTAGAACAAAGACAATTAAAACTAAAGCGAAAGATTATTCATATGGAGAAGAGTATTATAACTATTATAGAAAACTACCAGGATTAGACTATGGATTTAGTTTAGATTCAAAATTAGATAATCAAAAAACAAATATTAGTGAAAGTGATTATGATTCTAAAGTAATTTTAAATAGAAAAAATATTAATGTTTTTCTATCACCTTCAGAAGTTGTTAATTATGATGTGTATAGACAATCAAGAAATTTAGAATTACAATTTGGTGGTCTTACAAGTGATTTTACATCTGAAGTATCTTTTGCTGATTTTATAAATGAAGTTTTAAATAATGTAATAACAAATTCTAATAGTTCAAGATATTATAAAACTTATTTTGATTTAGAAACGTTATATAATGAATATATTACTAATACTAATTTTGTTCCTTATAATTTTACTTCTTTAACAGAGTTTATCAATAAAATGAGTCCTTATTGGATTCAAATTCTTGAACAATTTATTCCAGCAACAACATTATGGAGTGGCGGAAATCTGATTGAAAATAATATTTTTAATAGATCCAAATACACATACTTAAAACCAAGATATGGGGTAGATGCGGTTAATAGAGATGCCGATAATTACCAATGTGGATAATATATAAAAATAAAAAAATAAATACTTATAAAATATGAGTTTCTTAAATACAGGATTTACACCTACAGTTTCAGCAAGATTAACAAAAGCAGGTAGAAATGCCATTGCTAAAGGTGATTTTTTAATCAGCTATTTCTCCATTGGTGATTCTGAATATAACTATAATTTGACAGGTAAAACACAAAATGTTTTATCTCCTCTTGATAAAAATACAAACATTAAATATCCATTATGGTATACAAGTGGAACAACAACTTATGGTATACCAATTGATAGTCCTGATAGTGAATCAGTACCATGTAGAAATGTTATGGCAACAGATAGTGGATGGACATCAAATGTTGTTTGGGATGTAAAACCAACAGGTGTTAATGATAGAGAATTAATTAGTTATGAGAGTAACAAATACACAGGTGTAAAAAATTATTTAGGTTACACATCTTCTTCAGGACAAACATTTTTAAATAGTACGGGGGGAACAATTACAGGTACAACAATAGTTAATACATCTGGAGAACAAGTTGAAATTGTTCCAGAAGAACAAAAATGTATTGCTATTTTACATTATTCACAATCAGGTATAACAAATGACCCTTATAGATTTTTTAAATATGATGATTATATAAGCACATATACAGGAATAACAAGTGGAGCGGTAAGTGATATTAATTATTTTAATGTTACGATACCAAATTTAATGTACCATAGATCATCAAGTGCAACAACAGGAGCCACTTTTTATATGAGTAGTACCGGCACAACAAATACAGTTGAAAGTGCTTATAATACAGATTTTCAATTGGAATATAGATATTTGTTAGATAGTACAGGAACAACCGCAAATAAAGTTGGTAAAGTATTTTATAATCAAAAAATAGTTGTTTTTGATGATGAGGAAATTGTAACTGCATTAGATACAGGGTCAACTAAGAATTATACATTAACCGCACCAAAAGTAAACACAGTTGTAACAACTGATAATTCAATTACAGATTTAACTACAGGAAAAACAATTTGGGTTACATATCTTTTAAGTGGAGGAACAGTATCGGGAGACTTACCTTGTAATTATTTTATGAAAGTTACTGGTACAACAAATCCAGAAAATATAACAGTTAAATTTGATACCGGAGGATTTAAACATTTAAATAATGGATATGACGCAACACAGTTTCATATATTATACCAACTAACTAATAATGGAGTAAGACCATCATTTAACTCTTGGAAAATAAGAAACTATACTAGTGAATTAAGTTCAATAAACGATTTAAAAACGGGATTTACTTTTACCATTAATCAAACCAAATATGATGATGTAACAACATACACATCATCTTTAAGTTCTTTTGGTAATGAAGTAACATACACAGGTGGAACCACAGGAGTTACAATCAATGTAGTTAGAGCAACTGATATACAAGAAATGAATTTCTTGGTTAACTTACCAGATACTAAATTTAACACATCTCAAAATCCAACTTGTTCAAATTGTACACCTAAAATAACAGAAGTTGCTTTATTAAACTCTAATAAAGAAACATTGGTTATTGGTAAACTTTCATCACCCACCACCAGAGTCGGTAACCAAGTTATTTCTGTTAAACTTGATTTCTAAAGCTTTACATTTCTAAAAATATTCATTATATATTGTTATATGAGTATAGATGTAAAATTAAAGAACAGACCAAAAATTCTTGGTTTGGACATTAGCACAAAAACCATAGGTTTTGCTTTATTTGATATAAGTGGTTCTAAACTATTGGAGTTAACACATTTCTCCCCAAAAATCAAACCCCAACCTGAGGATAAGATTGAAGAATTAATTTTAAAGGCTGAAGCTTTTAAAAAACAATTAGAGGGATATAAGAATGTGGGAATAACTAGAGTTATCATAGAAGAACCATTATTACAATCAAATAATGTATACACAATAGGAACATTATTAAGATATAACACGTTGATTCTCAAATCATGTTATGATGTGTTGGGAGTTTTACCAACATTTATTTCAACATACAATTCAAGAAAATACGCATTTCCAGATTTAGTTGGTCCAAATGATAAAGGACGTAACGTTTTATTTGGTGGTTACCCAAGAGACATAGATAAGAAACATGTAATTTGGGAACATGTTAATGCGGTTTGTCCTGATGTTAATTGGTTATACGGTAAAACGGGAGCCCTTAAAAAAGAGAACTATGATATGGCTGACGCAGCAACTTGTGTGATTGGTTATGTTAATATGAACAAATTAGAAAAATCCGGCAACTAAGATTTTACTTTACGGTTTGTTTATCATATACTTATAAAAGAAGACGGGACATGAGTTAAAATACATGTTTAGTTGGAAGGGGGATTCGGGTGGTGTCGAATTCCCCACTTTTTTGCTCATTTTTTTTTATCGATTTTTTTTTATATATTTCTACAGTATGGTAAATCAAGAAGTTGACTATTCTCCTGTTATAGAAATTCTCGAAGATATTTTGGGTGAGTGTAACATGCATAATGACTATAAAGGTCAGATGTCTTTTGATTGTCCTGTATGTTCATATGACATAAAAGGATTAGATAAGGGTGATGGAAAAGGTAATTTAGAAATCAATTACAAATACGGTGTTTATAAATGTTGGGTTTGTGCGGAAACGAACGAAACTCACGGGTCAATACATAAATTAATTAAGAAGTTTGGCAATCCTAAACAATTAAAAAAATATCTAATATTAAGACCCGAAGAAAATGAAGATGGTAGTAAAAGGGTTTATAGACCAGTTAAATTACCAATAGATTTTATTCCATTTAAAAATGCGAGTATGGGATTAAAACTTACTCCTGAATATAAACAAGCGTTTAATTACATTAAGAAAAGGAACATAACGGACTTAATGTTACAGATGTATAATATTGGGTTTTGTTATAGAGGGATTTATGAAAATAGGATTATAATACCATCATATGATGAAGAAAGAAGATTAAATTATTTTATTGCTCGTTCTTATTTGAATAGAACCAAAATGAAATATAAAAATCCTGAGGCTCAGAAAGAACTAATTATATTTAATGAATATCTAATTAATTGGGAAGAAAACATATACATAGTTGAAGGTGCTTTTGATAGTATTTTCATCCCAAATGCAATACCGTTGTTAGGTAAGTTCATGAGTGAAACATTGTTCAATAAATTATATACTAAAGCAAAGGGAAAAATAATTATTGTTCTTGACCCAGATGCTTGGAATGATGCTGAGAGATTATACCATAAATTAAATTGTGGTAAATTAATGGGTAGAGTATACGCAATTAAATTAGAAGGAGAACAGGACATTGCCGATTTAGAAGGAAAATTAGAAAATTATAAAATAAAACAATTAGATTAATGAATTTAAAAGACATCTCATTAGAGATAAGAGAATTATTAGAAAAAAGAAGACAAGAATTAGAATTAACATTTGTTGAGGAAGAACACATCTATTATATGAAAGATGTTGATGGAATTATTAAATCCAATTTTCCGTCTGTTTCTAAAATCATTAAAAAATTTCATAAACCTTTTGACGCTGAAGGTATGGCACTTAGGATGTCTAAGGGTGACCCCGAAGGACAGTCACAATTACTTGCTGAGTGGAAAGAAGCCGGTGACTTATCAACCAATATGGGTAGTCGGGTTCATTATGAATTGGAACGTGAATTAATTGATAGATACGGAAACTACAAAGAAGTTAGACAACCGATATTTGAAATTAATGAGGAACAACAACGTAAAAGTGATAGTATGATAGAAGCGGGTAAAAAGTTTCTTGATACGATGAACGAAAGAAGAGGGGTATTATTAGATACAGAAATAGTTTTAGGTGATCCAGAAGAACAAATAACCGGTCAACCTGATAAAGTATGGTTAATGGAAAATAAAGAAAAAAATGGTTTTGGATTTGTAATCACAGATTACAAAAGTAATAAACCTAAGAACTTTGAAGTACATCATTACACCGGTAAATTATATCCACCATTTAACAATTACCACGATAATGCCTTAGGACATTATTATTTACAACTACCCTTATACGGAAGATTATTGCGTAAGATGTTAGAAGGAACAAAATATTCCGATACAAAATTATTAGGTGGAGTTATAGTTCTATTAAAAGAAGATGGGACATTCACCGAATATAAAGTTCCACCACAAATAACAAATGCAATCCTTACAATGGATTTATCAAAATATATTTCAAGATGGTCAAAAAAATAATACATATTGCCGATTTACATATTCGTACAATTCAAATGCATGATTTGTATAAAGAACAATTTGAAACATTAATAGATGAAATAAGAGAACACAATATCATATGGCATCAAGAAGGTATCCAATATGAAGAAATTCGTATTGTTGTTGCAGGAGATTTAAGTCACCAAAAGATAAACATATCTAATGAACAGTTATTATTAACAAGTTGGTTCCTAAAGGAATTATCAAAATATGGTAAAGTTGTTATCATACCTGGCAATCACGATTTCTTGGAGAACAACACGCAACGTATGGATAGTATAACTCCCGTAGTTCAACTATTAGATGACCCAACTATTGTTTATTACCAACATAGTGGTGTATATAAAGATGAAAACATCGATTGGGTTGTATATTCATTGTATGAACATAACGCTCGACCAGAATTTACTAAAGATGAAACTAAGTTAACTGTTGGATTATTCCACGGACCTATTATGGGGTTATCAACTGACTTAGGTTATGAGTTTGAAGATGCGTATGACCAATTAAACTTTGTTGATTTGGATTTATTATTATGTGGAGATATTCACAAGAGACAACAATTCACATTACCAAACGGAGGACACGCAATTATGGTTGGTAGTCTTATACAACAAAACTTTGGAGAGACGGTTAAACATCACGGATATGGAATATATGATGTTGTAACAAATGAATATACATTTCATGATTTACCAAACGAACAACCATTCTTACATTTTAGAATAAACGATATCAAAGACATAGAAAATGAAACCGAAGAGCACGTTAATCTTGGATAATGAGTTTATTCAATATTGTGAATTAAACAAAATAGTCAATATAGATAAGTTAGCACTGGAAACCTTCAATAGAGGGTTTTCATTGTTAAAGTATGGTGAGACACCAACTGGTAACCACACAAAAGAAATTATTGAAGTTGTTAAATACGTTGAAGTTCCTGTTGAAATAATCAAAGAAGTTAAAGTAATACAAGTGGTTGAAAAAGAAGTGATTAAGGAGGTTCCTGTTGAAATAATAAAAGAGAATGTGTTAAATGTTATTCAGGAAGTGCCGGTAGAAAAGGTGGTCATTAAAGAGATTATTGTTGAAAAACTAATTGACGATTATGAATGTAAAAATATGGTTATAACTTTAACGGAATCAAATCGTAAATTAAAAGAAGAATTGGAAACCCTAACAAATGCGTTAAATAAATTTAACAAAGGTACTCGCATGAAAAACAGCGATTTAGGTAGTTTATATGATGAATAATTTGATTTTAAACTAAAAATTTCTTATATTATAAAAAAAGAAAATTATGGTAACATTATTATGGATTTTAATGGCGTATGGGTTTACCTCAATATTAGTATGGGGTAAAATTTTTGATAATCAAAGAGATTGGATAAAGAAACATTCTAATTTTTTTGGTGATTTAATTTCATGTACATTATGTACCGCCACGTGGGTTGGGTTTTTTATGTCATTTGTTTTAGGCGGACTCACAATTCAATATTTTAGTTGTCCAAAAATTGTTGGTGTTTTCTTTGATGGAATGCTAACCGCTGGTGCAATTTGGGGAGTCAATTCGATAATCGAATTTTTTGAAGAGAACAGAATCAAATAATTATAATTAAAGAACATATTTTTGGAAACATTAAACAATCCTTTTATAAAGGTAACTTGGCAAGACGTACCTGAAAATTTTACGCCTGAAAAAATCAGAAGGGTAAAATCTTATTTTCAACAGAAATACAATTCCAAGAACATACAAGTCATAACAAAGACATTATCACAAGTAAACGACACTAGATTAGAGTCTTTAGAAGCATCGGATAATATCCTCGACCATCAATACCAAAAGAAATTGATGAAGGATTTTATAAAAGATAATTCTATAGATATTAAATGGGAATTAGTTGATAGATTGGATAATAAAGTTAATGTACAAATAGATAAGTTAAATGAAAACAAAGTTAGATACAACAAGTGGTACATTAAAAAAGTTGAGTTTTCTAATTTTTTATCTTTTGGTGATTCTAATGTCATTGACTTCACTGGTCTCGACGGTATTACGGTAATTGAATCAACACCTAAAAACTTTGGTGGTAAATCAACATCTACTGTTGACCTTCTTATGTTTTTGTTTTTTAATACAACAACAAAGACTAAGACTAACGCAGAAATATTCAATAGATTTACAGATAAGAATGAGGTAAGTGTTCGTGGTGAAATTAGTATTGATGGTGATGATTATGTAATCGAAAGAAAGACTTCTCGTAAGATGAGTAAGTCAGGTGAATTCACCGTTAAGAACGAATTAGAATTTTATAAAAAGAAAGAAGACGGTACAGTTGAAAATTTATCAGGAGAACAACGAAGAGAAACTGAAGTATTCATCTCATCCGCAATTGGAACCGAAGAAGATTTCTTATCAACCATACTAACAACCGGAAATAATTTAGAAGAGTTAATTGAATCTAAACCAACTGCTCGTGGACAGATATTAACTAAGTTCATGGGGTTAGAAAGTCTTAAAGCAAAAGAAGAAATTGCAAAAGAAATTTATAATGATTGGGGTAAAAAATTAATATCTAACACATATAACAAAGTTAGTTTAGAATTAGATAATACCACATATAGGGAAAGTATTACCAATTCTGAAAATGAAATAGAAAGATTAAATGTAGAATTAGGAAAATTTGAAAAAGAATTAACTAAATTAGAAAAGAAAAGGGACGATGTGTTCTTAAAAAGAAATAATGATGTTGATAAAGAATTACTGAATACAAATCCAACTTTATTACAAAGAGAAGTTACTTTTTTATTAACTCAAAAAAATGTAAGTCAAATAAATGCCGACGGAGTTAGTGTTATTGAACCATCACAATATTATTATGAGGATCAACACAAAGAATTAAGGGGTCAAATGGCTGACCTTCAAGGAATAGATATTGCATATAAATACGAGAAAACTGATAGAGAAAAACTAATCAAACAATTTGAAGAAGGTACAGTTTGTCCAACATGTAATAGAGCGTTAGATGAGGTTGACCATACAGATGAAATTGAAAAGATAAAGAAAGAAATTAAGGACATCATTAAAGAGATTGAATTAAATCAAATTCAATTTGATTTATTAAAAGAACAATCTGAAGGGTTTGATGTTTTAAAAACGGAATTTGAAACTTATGAAAGAAATAAACTTCGTAAGGAAAGATATGAATTAGAGGTTGAACAGAAACAATTAGAGATTGACGGTAAACAAAAAATATTAGACAATTACGAAAGTAATAAAAAGAAACTTGAAGACAACCAAAAGATTGATGCGGAAGTTATTGC